GCTGATACCATCTGATTACCAGATTCTAAATTTATATTATCATAAACGTGATCCTCTACTAAACATGGTAATGATTCTAATTTACCAGCATATCTAAAAAAACCATTCTCTGACATCCAATATGCAGCACCATCAACTTCAACACAAGCATTCTGTCCAACAAGTCCACAGTGTGTTCCAACCTGTGCGAATGCAAACGTAAATGGTTGACCAACAAAACGCATAGTGAATAAAGCTGTGTCAGTCCAGACAAGAATCGAATCTCTACCTCTGATTGCTCCTCTGATCTGTGATCCGTCAGCCAATCTTTGTGTGCCGGCAGTATTGGTTGCTGTAGGTGTGTAGGTATTTATATCTTCCTGATCAGAGAATCTTATAAACATGTCATCTTGTGTTGATGTATCTCCAATCGTTGTCTCTGTTCCAAAGAATACTAAGTGTCTGTCTGGTGTAGATACTAACATGTGTCTTGATGCAGTTGGTGCGCCGGTTATAATTGTAGCTCTGTTTGATGTTGCATCTGCTGCTGCAGAGTTCCATTCAAATACAGCACTATCATGTATTAGACAGATTGCTTTATCGCCAAAATTATCTAGTGACCACATACCAGGTTCTAATACTAAATCACCTGATGCTGCCTCACCCCAGGCCACAAAGTTTGTAGTGCTGGTGACCGCGTCTCCTGCACCATGTGATGCAGCGTCAGTTCCTCTGACTTCTCTCGTGACACCTGTTAATTCATTAGATGTACTAATACCTGTATAGGATATCTCCTCTGTTCCTACCTTTATAAAATTTGTACCTGTATCTGGAAACTGTGATACATCTGCTAATATAATACCTGTTGTTGTTGAGGAGTTTATCGCTGCAGATAAGGTTGTTGTTGGTTCTCCTGCAACCTCACCACCCCAGGTTCCAAGAGACCAACCAAAACCTTTTGCCTGTACAGCTGGTCCTACAGGATAATAGTGTTGCACCCTGATACCACCTGATGTTGTTGCACCAGATCCTGATTCTGCCGATGGCATTGTGATCGTGATGGTTGTAGCATTAGGGACAGTGGTCACCATGAATTTTTTATCATTAAAATCTGCGGCTGCAAAATTAGAATCAGTAATTGAAGAAAAAGTGTCTAATAAAATTATATCCTGTGCTGATATACCATGATCTCCACTAAAAGTTATTGTAACAGATGTTGATCCGTTGGTCGTGGTGAAGGCACTTGTAAGCGTTGTTGTAGATTTAATCGGATGTATGTCATAAAATACACCACCGGAGAATGCATATAGGATCCTGTTTGTGCCAATGATAGCATACTTTCTAGCTGAACTATTTACAAAATGATGTAATCCTCTACCTGCACCGGTTAAAGCATCGTCCCCTAATTGTTTCCAACCACCTATTTTTTCAGGTGTGCCATATCTAAACCTAACATTATCACAGTCAATCCACTGACTCTCTGCTCCTGTTGCTGTGATCTGTTTATTGATTCCTGGTGCAAAACCTATTTTTTGTAACATAAAAAACCTACCTTTTTAGGTTCTATATCAGTTTTTATGCGGAAGCAATATCTTTAAAGACTATTAAAGTTTAGGCCACTCACCCAGAGGTCTAGTTATAACAGGATTTTCTTCTGTGCCTGTGTTGGTATATGTATACAGAGTCTCCATAGCCGCTGCATCAGCTGCACCATCGATCGCTGTTTCCATCTCATTGGATCTAGTTCTAACAGCTGCTCTATAAGTAGCTATGTCAGCAGGTATTGTAGATCCAGCATCCTCTGCTTTTCTGATTATGTACCAGTCACTTGATGATAGTAAACCTTTGGCCTGTGCCTTTACTTCTTCTTTAAATATAGTTTTTAGACCTTTGATAATCATCTGATTACCATCATTATCTAGAATGTTATTACCATTTTCATCGACGGCATCCTTGTCCTCTACATCTTTGCCTGTAGCTGGCGCGTAACTTGCGGTGACAGCGTTATTTGCAAATACCATAGACTCCGCACCATTCCAATAGTATCTTGAATCTCTTAGATTTGTGTTGTCGTATATAACCTCATAGACACCCTGAGCCTCTCTTTCGGCCACAGTCGAATTGATTGGTATCCCGAATGATCCAAGACTAGAGTTTGCTCTTACG